TTTTGTTTTTCCAATTCTTTGAATCCACGCAATATAACTTGTTCCTCTAGATTTTCTACAGGAACCATTTTCTTATCATTTTCTTTACGAAGAATATCTACAAGATCATCATCAAAATTCATTACCCGAGTTCCCTCAGGATAATATTTTTGAGTAAAACGACGGATAGCACCCATTCCTCGTTCACCGATTATCAGATTATGATAGGGCATTTTGGAAAGAGCTGATTTATATTTGTCGTGTTCCTCTTGATTGGCTACGAAAATGTCAACAATGTCTGGATTGATATTATGTTTTTCTAAAAGTTTCAAAGTCTTGTCGACTAATTGATCCGCTCTTTGATAACTCGGAATTGCAATCCTGTAGTTCATTTTGTTTCTTCCCATTTCCAAGCATCACTAATTATATCATTCAATCCAAATTTAGGATACCATCCTAATAGTTTATTAGCCAATGTGATATCTGCAACGAGATGCGGTGGATCACCCGCTCTACGTTCGCGAAATTCATGTTTTATACGCTTTTGTAAAATAGATTCAGCTTTATCAACAAGTTCCAACATCGACGTGCCCATGCCACTACCAAGATTGACTGTGATACTTGTCTTGTTTTCCAAATAAGTAAGCGCATCAATATGGGCGCGAGCAATATCTTTTATATGTAAATAATCTCTGACACAAGTTTTATCATGATTTGTATGATAATCATTACCGTTTATGTAAAATGTATCGTTTCGTTTAATTGCATTCATCAGTGCTGGAATTGCGTGATTAGCTCGTTCATAGTATCCATGATTATCACCCATCCCGGCGGCATTGAAATATCGGAATACACAACTCTTGATTCCATATGCTCTATCTGCAGCTTCTAATATTTGCTCACACCATAATTTAGTTTGCCCATATGGATGAATTGGTTCTTTGAATGAAAATTCATTCACTGGAGAATTCGATGGAGCATATACTCCGGCACTAGAACTGAAAATAATGTTTGAATTGTATTTCCTTGCAAGTTCAATCACATATAACATACCGTTTACATTATCATCATAATACTTGATAGGATCAGTAACGCTTTCAGAAACTGAAATGTGTCCCGCAAGATGAATAATTGTGCTGATGTTTTCTTTTAATAAATCTGGATAGATAATCCATCTATTACGATCACTTTCATTCGTAATATCCATTAGTATCGGAACTATCCTATCGTCGATTCTATCGTGATGTTTCGCAAATAACTCATACGTCCATTTATTCATTCTTTTATCTAAAATAACAATCTTTTCAAGAGTTTGTTTCAGTAAAAGATCTACAACCGAACTACCAATAAATCCAGATCCACCAGTCACCAATATCATAAGAATTCCTCTAACGTTGCATTGTCGGATTTGTTTGGTATCTTGCCATCATATCCATTATTGGACAAATAATCAATCCATTCTTGCGTATCCCACATCCCAGCACTGATGCCATTCCATCCCTGATGCCAATCAGAATGATTATTATTTTCTTTTCTGTTATAAACGAATTTCTTGCGAAGATTTTCATATAGCAAAGTTCCACAATCAATCATCGATGTTCTAAAATACATAACGATGCTGACGCGTTCAAATCCTTCTTCACACGATATCAACGGAACATTACCATGTATCTGATGAGCATCCATCATAATCAAGTCACCGGGTTTGATATGTGCTGCTACTCTATACTCGGGAAAGCACAGATAAAAACCATCAAAGTCTTTTCCGTTGCTCAATACAGTCAAATTGCTGAATCCAGATGGTTTGTTCACTCGCTCAGTTTCACATAGATCACCAGCATCCCGATGACATGCCGTTCTGAAATCTCTATTGATTGTAATCGTTGTGTAAACGGAGTTGCTAATTCTCCAATGTGAATCTTGCAGTTTCTTTACATGTTCGTTCTGACCATTCCATCTGATTGGAAGATTTTTACGAAACACTTCCGATGCTGCGTCGAACAGAGGAAATCCTTTTTGGAAATATTCTTTTTCAGATACACTCCACGCAGTTTCACGACAGAACGGGATTCTGGGATAACGATCAAAGAAACCCGCTGTTCCTGAGCGAACAGCATTACCATACGTGGTATCAGAAATCAATTCCAAAACTTCTTCAGCTCGCGTTTTTCTAGCGGCATTATCCAGCTTGCGAGTTTCATTGAGCCACTCAGAAAAATCAAATTCTTTTGTTTTCTCTACAATCCAGATTGCTCCACCTTTGATAGAACTACCCTTGGCGGCGCCACGACCTTCTAATGGTGTGTCGGGATTATCTTTGATAATATCATCTAGAATATCTATACCCAGTGCGCTCTTGGAACCGTTTAGAAAATACTCGATGATTGCTTTTTCGCGTTTTGTAACCCATCTGCGTTGACCATGACCGTTAGGCATTATTTGATATTCATCGCGTTGTGTTCCTGCAGCCAGTCCACGATTATCAGACATTGAAGCACCACGATACAATCCCTCGTATGCCATATCAGTTAGCTCTTTGGAGAACACCCCTTTACGAAACTTCAAAAGGATATTGCTTTCGCTCGGTTCCTCACCAGGCCCCAAAGGTTTATATACATCAACATCTTCTATAGCCACATAATCATATGCATCGTGATCAAGAAATTTACCCAACAAATGTTCACAATCATATTTTTCAGTTAATATGATTTGTTTAACCATGTCAATCTCCAAAATTATTGTGTGTTACTATGTATGTTATTTTTTAGTGTTCTATAATTTATTGTAAAAATATTTTTACAGCCAATGGGTATTAACGGGAATAGATCATCTAATACGAATATGATGTTTATATTGGGATATTGATTAGCAAACCATTTCAGATAATTCAATCTACCCGCAGTATCCTCAACGCGAGCGCGAGTTTCCATACTATAATTCTTAGTTCCATCATATAAATTTGAAACTGAGTGATCAGGATGATTGATAAGAAAATCGAAACCAAGACATATTAGAGTATCGAATTTTAAATTAACAGCCATCTGCATTGCATACATACCAGCATTGTTTCTGGGGCGCGCTCGATTACACTCGATGGGCTCCCACTGGTCATCACCGAGTGCTGGATAAAAGTTTTCTCTAGGAAACTTGCTCTGATAAATCTCATCAATCATATTGTTATCAACGGCAACGAGATAGTCTGGTGTAAACTCTCGATAAAGAGCATTGCAACCAAATATTGGCACAATACCTTTAATTGAGTTCAAATCAAAAATTCTACGCGATTCACCGTTACCGATAATGAATGCTGGTTTATTCATTACCAATTAGCACTCATCTTAGGAAACGCAATCTTAACAGCTTCTTTTTTGATCTTCAGTGCTTTGTTTTTCACGCGGATCATTAGAGTTGCGTCGCGAGGATCAATGGATTCCATCAAACGAATAAACATCTGTTCTCGTTTGAGAGGGGTCAGCTTACGTCCATCGGGACTGTCAACAAAGTAGATAAACAAACGTGTATCTGCAATCAGTCTTCCTTCTTGCTCAGCAGATTCCGGGAGAGGTTTGTATGGCGGATCGCTTTTAGGGAGCAGCCAATTGACTCCAGGATCAAGAGCATAACCAACAACAGCTTTGAGCGCAGGAGAACTGTATTTTTTCAGCAACGCTGCTTGTTTCTCCTTCGTTTTTTGTTTTTCAATTTCTTCTATGATTAGAGCAAGACACTTAGTCATTAAAAATCTCCTATACTTTCTGTCATGTGTGAAAGTTTATGTTGAATGAAATACGGAAAAATTTTGGATCTGGGATTCGTCGTCGTGTTTTCAAACTGACGAATACACTCGTCCTGAATATCAACAGGAATCTTATCAAGATCGATCAACATTTCGTTGCGTTTGTATCCCCTGAGCATTAAATCATTGCAGAATTGTTCAGGTTCTTGATGACACCATTCTTCCATTCTTTCACGACGAATAGGTTTCTGTCGTTTGCCAGAAACAAACGTATCATCATCCGACATGAAGTTAGGAATACCATCACTACGATCACCGAGGATAATATGCTCTTTACGAAAACTTTCAGGATTATTCACTGCAATCATTTTCTTTTGAACAGGCGAATACTGATAGACGTTACTATATTTTTGCAGCTGTGCGAAATCCTTATCACCAGAAAGAATTAGAATCTTTTCGCCAGAACCGATAAAGGTTCCATACTTGTGACAGATAGAAGCAATGATGTCGTCAGCTTCAGCTCGATCGACACGAACAGTCTTGTAAGGAAGATTGTCACGAATCTCGTCGCGGACTTTATTCAGACATTCAAACAGCTGATTCCAGTCAAGATCAGATTCTTCGCGATCTTTCTTACGATTAGCCTTGTAGTGAGGGAAAAATTCACGTCGCCAATAGTTGCGACCGTCACAGCAAATAACAAGCTCACCATACTCATTAGAAAACTTTGAACGATATGAACGCAAGCTGTTCAAAATCATATGGCGAATCATACCTTCATTGATATCATCCTTCGACATTGCGATGTGCATCATCAAATTAGATATCATCACCTGATTCAAATCAACGAGTATCATGTTATACAATCCGAAGGATAATTGAAGTTTCGTTCAGACGACCATTACATTCAGTCGCTTTAGTCTTAATTGCTTCAAAGTATTTAGTGACGCTACGAATACCCCCTGAAGCAACATTCGTTGCTAGTTCTTCCGGCTTACGGATTTTCTTATTTTGTGAACTAGACTCCGAGAAGTTCTTGAGCGAAGTCCCCTTAATAATTAAGCCACCGACATCAGCAGAAACGTATCGAGAAAGGATACGCGTCTTAGTGTTGAAAATCCACGCCTCAGTGGCTCCAATTAGTTTGCTTGGATTCAAGCTCACGAGGCGCAACGATTCTTCACTCTTCTGATAACGAACGTTCTTCGTCAGTTGATCAGCAGACTTCGCTTTACGCTTGCGCGGAATCTTATTCTTTTTCTGAGCATCACTCCACGTCTTAGCATCAGTGATAATCTTTTCAAAGAAAGAACACAGTTTCTTGAGATTAGCTTTTGTGAAATTACTATAACCTTCGACAAGCTGTTCATCTTTTTCCTGAAGAACTTCTTTCAGTTCTTTCAGTTCATGATTGTAAATCGAAATAATTTTATTTGCATACATCGGTTTGATGCTGTTGTCTTTCAACCACATGTATGTATCGAATTTACTTTTAAATCCTCCGGTGATAAACTCATCAATCTGATGATCAATCTCAGAAATTTTTTTATTGATTGCATCTTCAACGATCAGCTGCATATTTTTGTTCGGGGCAATTACTTGCTTTTCTTGTATCAGAGATTTACCGAGTTCATTCCATTGGTAGATTCTCATGGAGAGAAACTCTTTTTCACGTTCAGAAAAAATATATCCCATACTAGACATACGACATAACCATGCACAAGGGCCAAACATTTTGTTGTCGGGAATCTTGGAGATAGAATCAATCGTTGCTTGATCGAATTTATTTTTTTCGAGATAAACATTTACGAATGCTCGTGCTTCTTTTTCATCACACATCGCGTTATAGAAATTAAATGCAGTGATGGTTTCATTTCGAGTTGCTGGTTTATTCCATACTGGTTCTTCGCCCAATGCTTTCAGATCAATACCCGATGGGATAATTCGTTTGATTGTTTTCATAGATCATTCCGTTTCATTTTAGGAACTGATATCATATCATAAAACGAAACAATTGTTAATCCTCTTTTTTACTCAGGAGATTCTTCAATAATCCATTCCACTGCATGGCGCGAAGATCCCAATTATAGAAATTGTCAAAATAATTCTTTTGAAACTTCAGTTTGTTTTGATTGTTTTCATTCCAGTGATTGCGAATAGTCATAAGCAATAAATTGGCGAAAATATTCGCATGTCTATTTACATCCTCGTCCCAAGGATATATCATCGCGAAATTGGCGCAAGTTTCAGGCAGTGCAGCGAGATTCGGACAAACAACTGTGCATCCTGCGCTCATTGCTTCGATAACAGAAATACAAGAAGTCTCGGGCCAGATACATGGATAAGCATAGATATGCGCTTCTTGCAACGCTTTCCGGACAGTTTCATTAGACTGATATCCATGATATGTCATATTCGGATGGCGACGAACACGATCAAACAATTGTTTGTAGGGTTTATCGCGCGTATCCCAACCATAGATTTTGAACGACGAGTAAATGTCAAGATGAACATTTGGGAAAACTTCACAAATCTTTTCAAATACCGGAACAAGGATTTCTAATCCACGATGTGGAGTTGTATGATAAATGAGTTTAATTACTTCTTTCGTTTTATTGAAAGCGGGAATAGGTTCAATCGCATTCTGCAGCACTATACCTTTATTATAAGGTACATTACGTCCCATATTAAATGTCGATTGCTGATAATTCGAAACGAATATCAGTTTTTTAAACTTATCCAGATTTTCTTTTTTCTCTAGGAACTCGCTTTCAGGATCATCCCAAGTATCATGGAGCCAGAGAACATTATGTTTGATTGGATCAACGGATCTTACACGAGAACAGATAATATTGAACTGATCCAATAGATCGGGAGAAACACGTTGTTTCAGTCCACGCATCATCATCTCGGTTCCACCATTCGCTCCGATATGAGCGAAAGTCCCATCATTTCCTGGACCCGGAATTTTCTTCGCATCTTTCATCAATCCAGTAACATTTAATATCGTCGATGATATCGTCATCATTGTACCTCATAAGTTTTAACGGAATCTTTCCTAAATGAACGCCATCCATTTTTCTCAAGATCCCAAACTGAAATCACTTCTGCATTAATCTTACGAACACCTTTTCCCTTTTCTTGTATATAGGATTCGATTAGAGTACATCGCATAATACGTTCTTCACCGTTAGCTTTCGTGAAAGTTACATTGACGACATTATCCTTCAGAGTTTCTTGTAAAACATTTATTGTATTCATAATTTTATCCTCGACGCATTTTAGAAATATCTTTCGCATGATCCTGCGAAAAAACTGGAATAGCATTGCTCTTATGCATTGTAGAAATACCGATCATGGCGGATCCAGTATATTCTTTCGTTTTGGACTTACTTGTATCTCCATCACCAGAAATCAATGATGGAATATTATTAGTCAATCGACTTGGATCAACATAAACACCAGAACAAACAGCAGGT